ACAAAATACTTGTAGATAGTATGAGTATGCAATATCTTACAGGTGCTGAAATAGATTATAAAGAAGAATTAATGGGCAGTAGTTTTGTAATAAAGAATCCTAATGCAACAACAACATGCGGCTGCGGCAGCAGTTTCGGAGTTTAATAAATGACACAACAAATAATTAATACAGGTATTCAAGGTAACGACGGAACTGGCGACAGCATTCGTGATTCGTTTAATAAAGTTAACAGTAACTTTACTGAACTTTATGCAATATTTGGATTAGGTGGAAAACTAACTTTAGCAGGGCTAGGTGACGGAACTAGCTATGCCGCTAATCAATTGATTACTGCAAACGCTACTGGAACAAGTCTTTCTGCAAGAACTTTAACTAACTCCGATGGTAACTTAGCCATTACCTTTACTGAAAATACTATTGATATTAAAGCTACAGCATCTAAGCTAATTGATGATACTAGTCCTACACTTATTCAAAGTATTAATGCCAACAGTCTTTATACCATTGGTAATATTGTAGATCCTAGTTCATCACTAGTTAATGCATTTAACTCTGTTTATTCAGGTGCTCCTACTACACTTGGACGTTTACCTGTATCAGTTAACTACGGTGTTCAAAATTTTGTTGCGGCTGTTGGTAGTAATTTTAGCAATCTTAATCAAGTGTTGTCTGCTCCTGTTGCGGGCACTTATACCGTTAGCGCGGCTCTTAAAACTCGCTCACAACCATTAGTTCCGCAAATTAGCGATAGTGATTATAACGCTTCATACACAAGTAATTACTTGACTACTGAAGTAATGCAACGTAAAGATACAGTGTACCGTGGTGGTGACACTATGACTGGTGCATTAACTCTTAGCGATCATCCAGCACCATTATCAGGATTTGGAACTCCTAAGTCAAGCTCGGACTTACAAGCGGCTACAAAATACTATGTTGATAATAATACATTTTACAGTTCAGTAAACTTGTATGTTTCTACAACAGGTGATGATAACCAAACTCTTACGCCAGCTGGACGTCAAGGTCGTGCATGGCAATATGCATATAAAACTATTAGTGCGGCATGTTTAGAAGCAGATAGCTTAATGTCTCTAAGTCAATTAGAGCCGGGCCCATATCGTCAAACTATTACTTACACTCAGAACGCTATTCAAACTCAATCAATTGTTAATGCGGCTGGATTAGGAGCAACTGGTAATAATGGCAATAGTGTCTATACTAGTGCGGCTACACTTCTAGAAGACAACAAGCAATTTATTCAAACAGAAACTATTGCATACATTAACCAAAAGTATGTTAGTCAGTTTTCAAACACTGGATTTTATAATTTACTTTATAACATCACACAAGGCATTGGGTACGATGCTATTTTAGGTTCAAACTTTAATACTGTAACCTATGTTACTAGTTTGTTCAATCAATCTTCAGTAAATCAAAATATTGTTGCTAACCAATTGGCACAAGTTACTGACGCAATTAATCAAATTCAAACACAGATTGCTACGTATTCTTACAGTACACCTTTATTAAAGCAATATGTTAGCCAGATTATTTCTGCATTACAGTACGATTTACTATTGGGTTCAAATTTCCAAACTACTATTGCAGGATTAAATTTTAATCATTACGGAATTGGTGTTAGCTCTTCTGAAATGGTTTTTGTATTGAATCAATTACAAGCCACTATCTTAACTACCATCGGATCTAGTAACGGTCAAGGAACATTGATAGCTCCATACTTTACTAATCTTGAAGCAATAATACAAACAGGAACAGCATCAACACCAACATACCCATCAATCAGTTCAACAACTATAGAACAGACTGATGCTAAATCATTATTATTAAACAACGTTGCCTTCTTGCAAGCAGAAATTGTTGCTTACTTAACCAGTAAGTATCCTTCATTAGCTTATAGTAAATCTACTTGCCAACGCGATATACAATACATAGTATGGTCATTGGTATATGATTTAATCTACGGTGGTAACAGTCAAAGTGTATATGCAGGTCTACAATACTGGGCGGCTAGTTATAGCGTTGATACATTCCAGGATCAAGAAAAATCAGCAACCATTGCTTCAATAATTTACTTAAAAACATTAGTTGCAAATGTATTAACCAATACACCATTAGGTACTAACAGTACTGTATTATATCAAACTACAGTACCTCAGTATACTAACCAAACATTAAATCACGTAGTTGCAAATGACACATTAAGCAATAATATTATTGCAAATATTACAACTATACAAATTATTGTTAGTAGCAGTAGTGAATCTGTTGCGGCTACAACTTATAGTCTAGTAACCCCAACTACTCCATCAACTGGAACAATTTATAGTTACACACAGTTGTTTAATCCAACTGCTTGGGCTTTAGCTGCCGATACTGAACTTAAAGCACAGTACAGCATTATTAATAATGATTCATTAACTGCTGATGTTTCTAGTTTATTCAAAACAGTTAATCAAATATTAACCTACGGTGTAGGAACAGCACAAATTCCAATTACTGGAACTAACACTTCTTCATTCTCAACAAACAATGTTTATAATTTATACGTAGGACAACCAATTACGTTTGCCCAAGTGTGGGGAGGTAGTGTTAACCTTGCAGGAACTAATGGCGGAACATACTACATCTATTCTATTGATAGTGTTAATAATCAATTTACAATTAGTACAACTAATCCATTAGCTGGAAATGCAACTCAAAAGACATTAGTATCAACATCTGGCACAGGTACTGCGACAGTTTATAATCGTCCAACACCATTTATGCCAAGCCAAACATATTCTACATATGGCAATGCTGCCGCAGGTATATTGGCAAACTTACAATTCTTAGCAGAAGATGCATACTTGTATGCAACTATTAATCACAGCGGATTTATTCCTGCTGAAGGTATAACTGCATTTAAAAATAGTATTGTATATCTATCTGAAGCAGTTGCTTATGATTTAGCATCTACTACTGCTACTGTAGCATCTAGTTCTGCTTCATGGTATGCGGCTAATCAGATCATGCTAAACTTTGCTAAGGGTGGATCAGAAAATTCTATTTGGTACGGTGGCGTTAATACAGTTATTGCTAGATTGCTAGACAGTATTACAAAAGTTTCAGAAGATAATGCTGTTACAACACAAGTTGGAGCAATCCTTGCTCAAACATTTAGCACAAGTTTTGACACACCACACGCATTTGCCGCAGGTGCAATTACTACATTGTTCTCGTCAATTATTGAACCAGTAATTGCAGGAGCTACAATTACTCCAACATACCCATCGTTGGCTACTTATGTTACTACTAACGCTCAATTATACAACGCAACACAGATTGTTATTAATCAAGCATCAACTATATCTAACAATATTTTAGCTTATATGGCTAATAAGTATGTTGGTGGTTTCTCTTACAATCAAGCCACTTGTTATAGAGACGTCGGCTATGTAATTGATGCAATGGCTATTGACTTATTAACTGGTGGTACATATCAATCAATTAATGCAGGTAAGTCATACTATAAAAATGCATCAGCGGCTACAATAGCTATCGGTACACAGTATGCTGAAACTGTTGACGGATTGAAATATGCTGAAACACTAGCAATACAAGTTTTAAATCAAGTTTCAGCATTACGTTACCAATCACAAATATCACAATATCCTGCATCGTTTAATTCAGGACTTGGCGGTGCTAGTTCTGCAACAAGCCAACTACAAACATTGTATGCAACCATGTTAGGTATTATTACCAACGGTGTTGGATCAGCTCCAACTCCAAGTTTTGGTACAGGTTTGTGGAGTATTACATTTGCTAACGGTGGACGTGGTTACGTTGATCAAGGTGCGCCAGGTGACGTTCACATTCTTCCAGGACAAATTTTAATTGGTAATACCAGTGGAGCACAAGGTGTTATTGTTAGCTACACACAAGGAACATTGTCAAGTTACGATACAATCGTTGTTCAATTAACTCAGCCAGGTTTCTTCCAGCTAAATGAAACATTAGACTTTGGTGCAACTACTTCAAGTTTACAAATTACTATTAATGTTGAAAGCGGTATCTACTATGAAGATTTCCCAATCAAGTTACCACAAAACTGTACAATCGCAGGTGATGATTTCCGCCGTACGATTGTGCGCCCGGCAAATCGAATTAGTCAAAGTCCATGGGTTAATACGTTCTTCTATCGCGATGCAGTCATTGATAATTTATTAACAGGTCAAATTAATTTTCCAAGTTTAGGCCGTGGCGGTATTGATTATGCTGTATCAGCTAACACTTCATTAACCTTAAGTGCAACTAGTGGTTCTATAACTGGTACACTAGGTAGTGGTACTGCTCCAAATAGTTGGGTTAATTTAATCTTAACTGATGCTATTGCATTGTTTACTGGATACATTAGTGGCAATACTTTAACAGTATCAAGTGTTACTTCAGGAACAATTACTGGTGCTAACAACGGATATACTTCAACATATACTGCTCCTAACTTTGTAGGTCAATACATTATTGGGCCTGGAATCCCAGCAGGCACTTATATTACTGGCACTACAGCAGGTGGATCAACTGTTCAAACAAGTGCTTCTACTTCATGGTATTTAAACAACACACTAACAGCAGGATCTAGCGGATCTCCTGTTAATTTAATTGCAGTAACTGGTCTAGCACAAGTTACCAATGTCAGCGGTAATGTAATTTTTGCTAACGTATTACAAGGATATCCATTTAATTCAGCAGACGCAAGTCCAACTGTAATGGCATCCGGATACTGGCATTTGTTTAGCGGATTGCCATATGGATATCATTATCTAACTGATCCACAAAACGTATATTCAACACCTTTAAACAACAAGAACATTGACATGTTCTTAGTAAATGATGCTACTCGTGTTCGTCTAATTTCAGGACAAGGCCATGGCGGCTTTATGATGGTACTTGATCCTAATGGACAAATTAAAGCCAAGTCTCCATATGCTCAAGAATCTGGTTGTTTCTCAGGTAGTATTAACGAACCACGCTTTGCAGGTGGACAATTTATTGACGGATTTTCTGGAAGACTATCAGGTAATATTACTTCTGTAAATGCTGTCAACGGAGTTGCAGGTGTAAGTCTAACAGTTACTGGAACACAAAATACAGGTTTAGATGTTCGTGCTCCGCAAGTACCGTGCTCATTCTTTGTTCAAGGTAATCGATATCAAGTTAATGAAATTCTTAGTTATACACAGGCTGTACAACAAGTTCAAAGTTCATACGCATCAGGTGGTGCAAGTGGTTCTTTAACATTAGTTGTAAATTCAGCTAGTGGTATTGCTAAAGGAATGCTAGTCACAGGTAACGGTGTTCCTGCTTATACTTACGTTGATCCTCTTTGGAATGGCTCAACAACTATATTGTTAACCACAGCACTAAACGCACAAGCGGCTGGTACTTACACATTCTCATTACCTCAAACTGTAATGGTATTAGATGCGTCTACTCCATTTAGTCCATTGACTGCATTTGGAAATAGTTACTCAACTATTAGTACTGTACTTGGCACTGTTATCGATGCAGTGGCATACGATTTAGCATTAGGTACAAATTATCAAAGTGCTAAATTAGGATTAACATTACTTCAACCACAAAATATTCCTACAGGACTAGCGTTATCATTGACTAGTCAAGGAATCACTTATGTTGGAACAAAAATTGGAAACTTGAATGCTCCGGCAGTAAGTGGCGGTAGTTTATCAAATATTAAGTCTAGTTTAAATACAATAACAAATATTCTTAATAACGGTTTAAGTTATGTGCCAACTATTGTTTGGCCAACTACAACTAGCACATATACTACAGCTAATCAACTAGCTGTAAAGAATATTTTACAAATAAACAAAGCATTTATACAACAAGAAATTACAGCTTGGATTGCTTATAATTTTAATATTAGTGCCAACGCGGCTTATAGTGCTATCAAGAGTCAACGAGATATTGGCTATATTATTGATGCATTAACCTACGATATTGTGTTCAATAACGCAGGTAACAATAGCAACAGCATGATGTATGATATTGCTCAAAGTTACTATAGTGGCGGTACTAGCGAATTACAAATTACTATTGGTAACAGTACTGTTAGTGTACAAGCAATTTGTTTAGCATCATTTGTAAGACTTAATCAAGTATTGCAATCAGTTGTTATTAATCAAGCAATTACTCCTACAAGTGGTAATAACCTAACACAAGATCGTACAACATATACGTATTCTTATAGCGCACCAACAGCTGAACAAACTAGAATTGCAACACTAATTGGTTATCTAATTGATTATGCAACTGATGGATCTTTCAATTGGTCCGCAATAGGTACTGTTACTAGCGGTAGTACTGTAATACAAAACGTTTCTTGGATTCCAGGATTAACTACACCAGCTACTGCTAATACATATATTACAGGAACAGGTATCCCTGCAGGTGCTTATATTACTGCTCTTAATGGTGCAAGTATTACTATTACTGGGGCAACTGCTACAGCTACAGGAGTTGGTACAAATAGTATTGCAACACTTACCTATGCCGCTCAAGCAACTGTTCCGTTCACTGTAGGTTCAACATTAACTGTTACTGGTATAACTCCAAATGCATATAACGTAACAGCTACAGTATTATCTGCAACAACTACTCAAGTAACGTATGCGTTAACTACTACTCCATCAAACGGATCTGCGTTCACAGGCGGAGCAGTTGGCAACTACACTGCAAACGTAGGTGGTCCAATTACAATTAGCTCGGCTGCTACTGTAACTTCGCCTACAACTAACAGTAACAACATTGACGGTACTGTAATTACATTTACAGGTGGTCAGTTATCATCGGTTAATGCACTTGGTAGATATAGTCCATACGTTAGCCTTACTGATTTCTCAACTATTGAAGCTCAGAAATCTACTATGATCGGAACATATAGTTCTGCATCATTCAGTGGTTATATCTCAGGAACAACATTAAATGTAACAAGTGTACAAAGTGGAACTATTGTTTCTGGTATGGTTATTTCTGGAAATGGTATAACTTCAGGTACAACAATTACTGCCAACTTAACTGGTAGCGGATCAACTGGGGTTAGCACATGGACCGTAAATGCTTCTCAAGTAGTTGCATCCGGTGTCAGTCCTATTAACCTAATTGGTTCAACATCGTCTGGTTTAGTATCGTATATCGACCAAGGTGGAGGTTTAAATATTCCAATTGAGATGGGCGGTAACCGTTCAATGTTGGCAAACGATTATACACAAGTTAACGATTTAGGTTACGGTGTATTAGCAACTAATAACGGTTTAACAGAACAAGTTTCAACCTTTACTTACTATAACCATACTGCATATTGGGCGTTGAATGGTGCTCAGATCCGTTCTGTTGCTGGGTCTAACTCAAACGGTGACTACGGACTACGTGCTACTGGTTATGATCAGACTCAAATACCAAACGTTGTTACTTTAGCTAGCAACCAAATACAAACTGCTCGTGTTTATAAACAAGGTTCTACTGCTGGCTATATGGTTCCAACAGCGGCAACTCCTGCGTTAAGTGTATGGGTTATTGGATATCAATACACACCATTTAACAATTCAGAAATTGAAATTGATCACAGTCTAGCAGGCGGTGGTATTACTCGTTATTCAGTAGCAAACGTTCAACATGCTGGTATTCAAATTAATGGAGAAGACGTATTACAACTAAGTTTTAGTACATCAGGTACTGGTGGTACAAGTACCAGCGGATTACAATACCCATTGTATGATGGACAGTTAGTTACAATCCGTGCATTACAAAACCAAAAAGTTCTAAATGTTGCAACTGTACATCCAACTCGCCCAAGTACTAGCTTCCAGTATTCAAATAACTTGGCCACTGTTTATAGAGTTATTGCTTATAACTTAATCGAATCAACAGGTGAATCTTTAACACAATTAACAACCGGTGCTACTGCAACCTACGTAAGTCCTACAAGTAACGCTACTAGTTCTGCTGTTATCAGAGTAACACTTGGGTCTGGAACTATTAGCGCAGGACAAGTGATAAGTGGTATTGGATTTACCGGTACCTTAACTGTTTATAGCGTTTCGTTTATTAGTGGTTCAGATTATGCAGTAACATTAACTGGTACTCCTACTACACAACCAACTGTAGGCGAAACTATTGTATTCTCAAATGTAGTTCAAACTACATCAATTATTCAAACTGACTCATCATTTAACTATTATCAGTTGGCTACTGATCCGATCACTGTTGGTACAGCTGATCCTACTCCGTATCTAACAGGATATGCTAGTGCTACAGTATCAAGTATTTCATCTACTACCCTTGTTGTTTCAAGTGTATCTGGTACTATTGCACAAGGCATGACTGTTGGTGGATTAGGATTTACTACACAGACAGTTGTTAGTGTATCAGGCCCAAGTGCAGGCAATTACACAATTACATTAAGTGCAGTTCCTACATCAGGCATTACTCCTGTTGGATTTGTATACTTTGCTGTTAAGACATTAGGTGCTCAAGTTGGTGATAATAAGATTGCTGTTAGTCCGCTTTCACAATCAATAACAATATCACAACTTAATACAGGAACATACATTACTTCTTATAACGGTCGTGTACATCGTGTTATTAGTTACACTCCACCTGTATTAGTTGCTACAGCAACTTATGTAAGTGGAGGAACTTCTGTTACTCCTACACTAACTGTTAGTGGCGTAACAGGAACTATTATTCCAAGTGTAATAGCAAGCAACCAATATACCTATGTATACAACAACACAGGAACAGGATTTACCGGGCAAGCAGTTTATGTTACTGCGGTAAGTGGTCCAAACGGCAGTGGTAATTATACTGTAACACTAAGTGGAACTGTAAGTTCAGTAACAGCTGGTGCGTCATTATCGTTTGGTACGAATCAACAGTCTTATATAACTATTGATCCAAACCCAATATACAACCTTGCAGGATCTAATGTTTCAGCAGGTGCTTTAACATTTGTTAGTTCTCAATATAGCGTTAATAACACCAGTTACGAATACGTAACCTATAATGTTCCTAACACACAAACTAGTGCTAACCCAACACCAGTGTTACCACCAGTAGATAGTTACATTGCAATTAGCGGACAAAGTACTGCATCGTACAATGGTACATATCAAGTTGTAGGTAACACTAGTCAAACAACAATTAGTGTTTCAAGTATAACAAACTTACAAGTAGGTATGATCCTATCTAGTAGTACAACTGGTGCAATTATACCTCCTAACTGTATTGTTCAATCAATATCAAGTACTGGAAACACATTTGTAGTAAGCCCTGCATGTTGGTTACCGCCAGGTGCAAGTATTACTGCTACGTTCCCTCTAACAGTGGCTAGCATTACAGTTAACACTCTTGGTAATAACGGATATGCAACAGCACCTACACTAACATTCAGTGGTGGTGGCGTTGATTCAACTCATGGCATATTTGCACAAGCATACTGTACAGTTGACTCTGTAAGTCAAACTATTAACTCACTTGTGGTAGTTGTTAGCGGTGGTTACGGTTACACTTCAGCTCCAACTATTACTCCAAGTTATGGTAGTGCAACATTTAATGTAACAATGTCTAGTGTTACACCATTCAGTGCAACTATCACAGGATCAAGTAATACTACACAAATTGCAGTAGGTTATCCAACTGCAAGAAGTGAAGTAGCATCTATTACATCTAATTTAAGCCCTACAGTTGGTGGAGTATTAACTGGAATTCAATTTACAAGTAACTTGTTAACAGTTACATCAACTGCTGGATTAATAGTAGGCAACCAAATTATATTCACACTACCTACTTCTAGTTCATCTCAAGCAGGATATATTGTTGCAGGTGTTCCAGCATCATCAACAGCTGCCGCTACAGTAGGAACTACATACTACATTCAAAGCATTTACAGTAGTACACAGTTTACAATTAGCACTTCGCAATTTGGTAGTGCATTTGTTCCAGTATCTAGCGGTACTGGTAGTATTACCGGACTTGCAATTAACTGGGTAGCAACTAACTTTACCTTTGGAGGTAGCAATACCTTTACTGGTTACACTATCAGCAATGCAAGTGTGTCAGGTTCAGGTTCAGGAACTTATACTGCTACATTGACTGTAGCAACTATGACTATTACTCCAGGTGCTTACTATCGAGTATGGAACAGTATTAACGTAGCATTTAACGGAACATGGTTGTGCGTAAACAGTACTGGCGGTTCTGGTTCAAGTTTACAATTACAGTATCCAAACAACCCTGGATCATTCACAGGTTCAGCAAGCGTAAGCATAGAAGCAACTACAAGCTCTAGTTCAAACTTAGGTATTAGTAAACCGTTTACTACAACTACAGCATTGAAGGTTGGTTATCCTGCACAATCAACAGGACAGATTATTGTTAACATCAGTACTTGCCGTGCTACAGGACATGACTTCTTGTTAATCGGTACTGGCGGTTACAACACTTCTAACTACCCAAATACAATCTTTGGTGCTCCAGCTATATCAGCTAAACCAGGAAATCAAATTGTTGAAGAAACTGTTGGTCGTGTATTCTACATGAGTACTGACGAAAACGGTATCTTCCGTGTTGGTAAGTATTTTACTGTTGACCAAGGTACAGGTACTGTTACATTTAGTGCTTCAATTGCTTTAAGTAACTTGACAGGTTTAGGTTTCAAACAAGGTGTTACAATTACAGAATTCTCAAATGACGCTTCAATGAGTCAAGATTCTGACTTCGTAGTACCAACACAAACTGCTGTCATTGGTTACATTAATGATCGTTTAGGATTAACAAATACTGGCGCGGCAACTACCGCAAGTAATTTAATTGGTCCTGGCTTCTTACCGTTAAGTGGCTCATTATCTATGAAGTCTAACTTAAACATGGGTAATAACAACATCATTAACGTTGGTACTCCAGTTAACGGAACTGATGCCGCTAATAAGACGTATGTTGATGCTACTGCTTACTTAGGCGGATTAAAAGACGTAGAGCTTACAACACCAGCTGTAGGAAATATTTTAATATATGATACTACAACAGGTAGTGCAACTGCTACAACACAAAATTCAAACGTAATTAACGTTACTTCAACTACTAACTTAACAATTGGTGATACAATTACATTTACTGGATCAGCATTACAACCATCTGGATTGGCCGCTGGTACTTATTATATCACTAGTGTTAACACTGGTACTAACCAAATAACAGTTAGTTCTACATTAAATGGAAGTAATCTTGTACTTTCTAATGGTACTGCATCTGCTAATCAAGTAACATTCCTAACAACTCGTTGGAGAAATATTGCTATACCTCAAGGATCTAACCCAGTTGTAGCAGTTCAAGGAGCAAGTGGTACAGGTTCTGTTGCAACATTAACTTACTACGCTTCAACTAGTCAATATGTTGTAGGACAAACTATTATTGTCAACGGAATGGTTCCAACAGGATATAACGGTATATATGTTGTTACTGCAAGTACATTTAGTGCCGGTACAGGTAATGTAAGTTATAGTAATACCACTAGCGGATCTGCAACGACGCTTGGTACTATTATTGGTAATAGTAGTAACTGGACATATAATTCTGCTAGTTCTACACTAACAAACATTATTAATTCAAACAGTATTGTTGATAGCATGGTTAACAGCGCGGCAGCAATTCAACAAAGTAAATTGTTGATGCAATTTGCCACTGCTAGTACTGCTACTGCTCCAACAGGCTATACACAAAGCACTACTGGTTTAGCTCAGTTTAACAGCAATGTGTTTACATCAACATATGGTTGGATTGATTTAGTAGGTTCTACTTCAACTACAACTGGTATTCAACCAGGTAAGTTAACTTACCAACCTCAAGGTACGCTAGTTGGTAACTTAGGAACTGTTGACGGAACTGCTTCAGGTAATGCGGCTCCTGTTAATACTGTTAGTTTTAACAATGTTGCCATTTATGGTAATGCTATAACTAATGATAAATTTGCAACTGCTGGAACTGTAACTCCTGGTATTATGTACATTAGTAGTACAACAGGAGGTAACGGTAGTTCAGGTTATGCTGGTGCTACTCCAACTGGTTTCCATACTAGCTATGGTACATTAACTTATAGTACAATTCATGGCGTAAGTACTATTCCATACTCTGATTCAAGTACTGGATTTATTGACGTAACTGGATTAAGTATCAGTGGCAATAACGCACTAAGTTATAACAGCACAGGTAGTGTGTTTAATCACAAAGCACCTGGAGGTTATACTTGGGCTACCGTTAGTGGTTCTAGTACAGGTAATATAACACTTGGTGGTGGTACAGGTACCACAATGAACATTGGTGCTAACTCACAAATTACTTTAGGTAGTGGGGGAAGCGTTGACGTTAGTGGTGCTAATTTCTTTACCAATAATATTGTTGCTGGTGCGTATGCTGGAAGTCTAGTTACAACTAATACTGCATACTTCTATGGACAATTTAAACTTTATGGAACTTCAACATTAACTGCTACATACTCCGCTGACTTAGCTGAGTATTATGAAGGTGATGCTGAATACGAAGTAGGTACTGTAGTTGTATTTGGCGGTGATAAAGAGATTACAGTTACTGATCAAATAAACGACACACGCCTAGCAGGGGTAGTAAGTCATACAGATAAGGCAGCGTTTGTAATGTATGACGAATGTCCAGGATTGAAAAATCTTGTAGCACTAGCCGGACGTGTTCCAGTTAAAGTTGTTGGCCGTGTTAAGAAAGGTGACATGTTGACAACTAGTGCAACCCCAGGATACGCTGTTAAAGCATTGACACCGACACTAGGTGCTATTATTGGTAAGGCATTACAAGATAAAGATTACGGCGAAGCTGGAATCATTGAAGTTGCTGTAGGGAGAAATTAATGACACAACAAACAATCAATATAGGAACTACAGTCAACGATGGTACTGGCGATCCGCTACGTACTGCGTTTACTAAAATAAATGCTAATTTTACAGATTTATATACTAGTTACGTAACTTCGACAAGTTTAACTAGTACACTAAGTTCTTATGCATTATCTTCTAATGTCACATCTATACCAAGCCAGACTAATAATGGCGGAGCAGTATTAACTACAAACGGAACAAGTTTAAGTTGGGCAGTTCTTACATCTAATTCGTTAACTAATGGCAGTTATACTGCTACGTTAAGTAACACAGGAAATTTTACAATTCCTGGAAATATTGACGGTTCCGCTAGCACTAGTACTATTTTTGCAACTCCTAATACAAGCGTAGCTTTACTTAATGCGGCTTCTACTCTTACTTTTGCTAACGGTGCTACTACATTAACATTAGGATATAATGGTACAAGTGCAAATAGTACAACTAACATTAATACTGCCTCAGTAGCAAATACAATTACTAAAACAGTAAACATCGGTACTAACGGTGCAACAGGTTCTACAACTAATATCAATATTGGCACTGGATCAAGCGGAACGGTATCAGTTACCATTGGTGGTGTTACTACGTATAACGGCGCAGTTAAATTTAATGGTGCTCTACAAAGTGGTGGTGGGGCAACTAATATCACATTAAGCAATAATGGTCCAACTCTAAACGGTACAACCACAGTAGGTATTGTAGCCACAGCACAGACCGCTGGAACAATAGGTAGTGCAACAACTATTGCACCAACTAACCCAATTACATTTATATCAGGGACTACACAAATTACTACCATTACCCCGCCTAGCGGAATTGCAACATATGGCGGGCAAATTACACTTATTCCTACAGGAATATGGACTACTAGTACAAGTGGAAATATTGCCCTAGCATCAACCGCAGTGGTATCTAAAGCAATGATTATGACATACGACGGCGGTACATCAAAATGGTACCCAAGTTATTAATAAATACTAAAAGAGAGCGGCAACAATGACACAATTATTACTACCAGTACAACTAGGAACATACGCAAATGACGGTACAGGTGACGATTTGCGTACCGCATTTCAACGAGTTAATAACAGTTTTGCTCTGTTAAGTACTACTATAACAGGTGCTACAAATGTAGGATCTGGTACTGGTATTTGGAAGGACACCACTAATGGCAATTTAGAATTTAAAAGTCTAACTAGCATAGGTGCAACTGTATCAATTACAAATACAGCTACTACTGTAAATTTAGAATCAATTGCTACTCTTTCAACTGATCCAAATCCTACATTATCGCATAACTTAAACCTAAATAACAATTACATTTACGGTGGGGATAGTAAAACAACAGTGTACGGATACGATCAACGCATCAGTAACAATTTGTTATCCATCCTTATAGACAATAATAATTTAAATGTAGACTTAGGGTCTTTTAGTAACCCTACTGGATTTGAAACCGCTCCAATGATTCCTGCAGGCAATGGACAAACTAGTGGCGGATACTCATGGGACTTTGGTACAAATTTTACAACTACAAATGATCATATAAATTTTGGATACATTACAACTGCCGATCTTGTTCAAGACGGTCAGGATCATCAATTAGTATTAAGCGGTAATTTAATTACTGTAGGTAATCATAGTCTAACTTTAAATTTATTAGGTAATTCTAATCTAATACTTCCAAGTAGTGGAACATTATTAACTAGCACTAGCCCTGCTATGACTAACCCTATTATTACTGGAACTGCTAATGTAAGTAATGTTAATGTAACTGGAACATTAACAGTGGGCGGAACAAATCTTAAATCTTTAGCAATCGCTATGAGCGCCGCATTAGGCTAACACTATGCCACTAAACATTTGGACAAAACCATCAGGATACAATTTTAGCAATAACGGACAACCATTCCCTGAACAGGTAGCCGTTAGTGTTTCGCTACCTGTTACTACAACTAATCTTACCTTTACTATAATTTCTGGTGCGTTGCCAGGAGGCTTGGCTATAAAAAATGGAGTTATCACCGGTAGTCCATTTGTTACTCAAGGTATACAAACATATCAATTTTGTATTAGAGCCAATGGAACTGCTAACTCAACAGCCGCACAGTTTGATGCAGGAAAATTTATACCAGGTGGAACTATTACTGGAACATTTTTAGTGGGTATGACATTAACTGGTTCCGGTATTCCTACAGGAACTTATATTGTTTCAGACAACGGTGATGGAACGTTTGCTGTAAATATTACTGAAAATATTGCAAGTGTATTAGTTAATGGTTCAGGGTTTGCTGATAGAACATTTACTATCCAAATTAACGGAGCAAATGCTCCAGTATTTGAAACTCCTGCTGGTAATTTACCAGTTGGAGTACATCACCAGTTATATGCGTTAGATGGAAACTATGTTAGTTATCAAATTGAAGCATTTGATGAAAACACTGTACTTGGAAAAAATTTAAAATATTTTATTGCCAGCGGTGATGGATTGTTGCCTCCAGGGTTAACACTTTCTGACTCAGGTGTAATCAGCGGATATGTATTGCCTAATCCTCAAACTGTAATTACTGTTACAGATGGTGATGGCACATTTGACGAAACATATTTTGATGATGCAGGCTACGACTTTGCTATTGTGCCCACAGATGGATTTGACACATATCAATATGACGATGTTACTTGGGACTATAGTTCTAAGGTAAGACTGCCTAGCACCTTAAATCAAAATTATCAATTTAAAGTTACAGTATCAGATGGTATAACATCTGCTCAAAGAATTTTTAAAATATTTGTATTAGGTAGTGATCAATTCCGTGCAGACTCTATAAGCCGAGATGGATTTGCAGGTAGTTTTACTGCTGACTCTAGTTTCCTTAGAAATCCCGTTTGGCTGTCAGATGCAAATTTAGGTACTTATAGAGCTAATAACTATCTTACTGTACCAGTATTATTGTACGATAATGCTGATGTTATATTCCGATTAGAAACAACTAACTGCGAAGTATATGCAGTTACACAAAAATTAACTCAGTATGACAATATAAAATCAATTACATTCACTGGTAATCTTACTAGCGGAAGTAATGTAGTCACCGGAGTGTCTCATGCTTACGCATACAGTATAGGACAAACTATTCAAGGTGCAGGTATTCCTAGTGGTGCTGTTATCAATAGTGTTAGTCATGATGTTTTATTATCTAATGTTGTAATCACCGGAACTGGTGGTACATTTAGTTGCGCTTTTGCATCTACTCAAATGTTTGTTGGACAACAAATAGTTGTTGCAGGTACATTTGGTGTATCAAAAATGATATCAAATTATTTAGATAAAAATATTTCTAATACTTATTACATCATTGCTACTAACGGATTTACAACATTTACACTATCATCAAGTTTTAATGGGTCAGCAGTTCCAACTATTGCAGGAACCCCAACAGGAGTAACATTTACTGCTAATTCTTATACGTTAACAATGTCAACAAATGCCACATTAACCCTTACAGGGTCGACAATGGTATACAGCGGTACTCATTTAACAGTTATTAATGTAACCGGAACTCCAACTGCTGGACAGTATTTAACATTTGACAATTACATATCTAATGCGACTGGTACAGTTTATCAAATATCAAATGTTGCCAGCCTAGGATCTAATTCATATAGATTAACATTAAGTACACCTTTAGAAGTTGCTCCTCCCGATCTTACATCTTTTTATATAGGTTCACTAAGCCAACTACCAAAAGGTACGACCTTTGATATCAACACTGGTGAAGTTTACGGGCGTGTTCCATATCAACCAGCTATTACTACTTCTTATAACTTTACAATAACTGCTGTAAGAACTAGTGCATCGTTAACTAATTTTGAAACTGTTCTTAGTTTCAGAACATTTAATATAACAATTTTAGGATCAGTAACTAGTCAAATTACTTGGAATTCTCCAAGCAATCTTGGAACTATTCCTGCGGCATATCCTTGCACTTTATCAGTTTCTGCTAGTAGCAATGTGGCTAATACTAGCGTACTTTACTACCTATCAAGTGGAAATTTGCCACCTGGAGTAACTTTAAATCTAGATGGAGAATTAGTTGGAACTCCAAATCAATATTATGATTCTACTACAGGATTACTAGGACTAACTACATTCAATAATGGAACTACCACTTTTGATCATGGCCTAACTACTATCGGAAGAACATTTACATTTACTGTAACTGCTAGCGACTCTTATCAATATAGTGCGTTAACAAAAACATTTACAGTTACAGTTACCACACCAAATACTGTACCATATAGTAATATTACTACACAACCATTCTTGGCTCCAACACAGCGAAGTGCTTGGAAAGCATTTATTAACAATACTGCAATTTTTACTCCTAGCAGTATCTACAGAACTAATGACCCAACGTTTGGTGTCCAGACTAATTTACAAATGTTAGTATATGCGGGCATACAAACTGAAGTTGCGGCGGCATACGTAGGAGCAATGGGATTAGGTGTAAAGCGTAAAAGATTTAAATTTGGAAGTATAAAAACTGCTGTTGCCGTTGATCCTAACTCAAATCAAGATGTTTATGAAGTTGTATACATTCAAATGTTAGATCCATCAGAACCTAACGGATTACATCCTTCTGCATCATTTAGATCTAATAGTACAGAGCCAGAAACTATCACTGTAGACGATAGTAACAGTATATGGTCAACTGAACTTAGTGATTTAACTGCGGGAGCTCCATCAAATACTCGCCCAGACTACAACATTACTATCGATAGCACAGGATACGAAGCTAGTAACCCTAATACTGATACCTACTTTAACAGTAGTGTAACAAATTGGCAAAAACGATTAAGTACTGTTGGATTAACAGAACGTAACTATTTGCCTTTATGGATGCGTAGTATGCCAACAGGATCAAAAGAACAACTAGGTTATGTGTTATGCGTACCAATTTGCTTCTGCAAACCAGGAACTAGCGCCGCTATTGTGTCAAATATCAAGTATAGCGGCTTTAATTTTAACACATTAGACTATACCGTAGACAGATTCACGATCTCTGCTGTTACGGGTTATACAAGCGATAAATACCTTGTATTTAGAGACGACAGGATAACAGTATGACAAGTCAAATAAACCCATCAACAATTTCAACCACCTTTCCCGTAGCGGGACAAGATAACGATAGCCAAGGTTTTCGTTCTAATTTTGCCGCTATTCAAACTAATTTTAATACTGCTGAAAGTGAAATTACAGCACTACAAACTGTAGCAGTAATTAAAGCTGATTTAGCTACACAATCGGAACCTGTGGTTAATAACATGTTGGGTAGTACACTTAGCAACGGATTATATCAACAATTTAGTGGAACGCTTTATAGTGCTAGCGGTGTGTCGTCAACTGCTAACATTGATTTATCAGTTGGTGCTGTACAAAAGTTTACAATATCAGGTAATGCTACATTAACTTTTATTAATTGGCCTGCATATACTGGTAATAGTGTTTTTTCTAATGCAGTTGTTTTAGTAGCTAGCGATACTAATGGTGTATGGTCTCCTACATTTGCAACTGCAAATGGATCAATAAAATATGATACAGCATTTCCAGCATCATTTACATTAGGCGGTGAAAGCGTTGCATCAATTTCTGTAACTAATGCTGGAACAGGATATACTAGTCCTGTATCTATTGGATTTAGCGGTGGCAGTCCTCAAACTAATTATGTATTACCAACAGCTACACCAACATACACTATTGTTTCTGCTAGTGTAGCCAATCTAGCAAGTACTAGCATTGCTACTACTGGAGCTTCTGGTACTGGAACTACTGTAACATTTACATTTAGTAGTCAACCTGTTGCACCTTATACACCTGGACAAAGCATTGTTGTGTCTGGAGTAACTCCTAGTGCATATAACGGCGTTTGGATTGTTCAGTCATGCAGTGCTACCAACGTAGTTGTAAATTGTCCTGCACAAGGAAGCTACACAGGTGCTGGTATTATTCAAGGTGGCGTAGCAGGAAATGGTTATGCTGTAGGCGATATTGTTAAAGTTGTGGGTTACAGCAATACATACCTAACTGTAGCAACATTATCTACTTCATTCCCGGCACAAATTATTGGCGGTAATGCAAGCATTGGTAATATTCCAGCTAGCTACTATACTGCGGTATCTAGTTGGGTTGGATTAACATTATCAGGTACAAGTGTAGCAACTGGTGCTACAATTTCATCAGTTGGTTCAGTTAGCGGTGGTGTATTTTCAGTTACTATGAGTTTAGCGGCAACTGGAAGTGTTACACAAACTACAACCATTACTGTAACTAATGCTACTACTGGTCCAGTTGGAACGTTTACTGGAGTCCCATGCGGATCACTAACAGTTCCATTAAGTGGTGCATTGTATCAATTAGAAACTATAACAGGCACTGGTAACGGATTACGTGCTGTTCTTAGTTGCGGTATTAGTGCGTTAACTATTACTAATCCAGGTATTGGATATACTTCNACTCCTCCAACTATTTCAATTACAAGTGGCGGTGGAGTTAATGCGGCAGCTAGTGCAGTTTTAACTAGTGGTACAGCTGGAACAACTAAAGTTATTGAAGCGTGGACCGTAAATGCTGGAACTACTGTTAATATTCGTTATTTAGGTCAATACTAATGTTACTACATCCGTTAGCTGGCGATTTGGCATCACTTAAGGATCAAGAACTTGATGCCAAAATTCAAGATATTTCCAAAAAATATTTTATGACTCACAATCCCGGAGTTCAAGCTCAAATGTCTGCTATGCTTAATAGTCTGAGAGAAGAGCAATCTAAACGCCAACAAGCCGCTTTGAACAAATTAATGGCTATGAATAAAGACAAAGGTCTTGACAAACTTATAAATGTCAGCTAAAATGCTGATATGCGTCTAGATAAATTCGGTAATCCTATTTTTAATTCAGTAGATATATTCAAATTCCTTTATCAAGGAAAGTTAACCAACCTTAAAGATATCACAGTAGATTACACTGAAGATATTGAGCAGTTAGAAAAGACTGCTGGTTTTACATTCCAACGATTTAATGAACAGTTAGATTCAATTGATATTGCAGACTTTGATTCTGCACTACAATCAGATTGGTTCATGCCTGAAGAATACCGAGATTTTAATGTTGAAGAATGGTGTTTAAGCCGCTGTACTACACAGCAACAACGAGATAGAGTATTGGATGAAATGAACGCATATATAGAACGTGGCATGATCCCATTACTACAATGGACTAAACATTTTGTTGATACCTGCAATGCTAACGGTATTGTTTGGGGAGTAGGACGTGGATCTAGTGTAGCCAGTTTTGTACTGTACTTGCTGGGCGTACACCAAATAGATTCAGTCAAATATAATTTAGACTGGCAGGAATTCCTGAGATAAGTACAACTATAATCTAGGAGATTAATATGGCAACAAAACAAATTTATAGATCTGCACGTGGCAAAGAAGTTGACATGATGAAGTTAGTTAAGCAAAACGAAATGGCTGTAGCTGTTGGTAATGCTAACGTAAATGCTCGTGGTGATAAATTAGGTCCAGGTGGACAAATTATTAAAACTCGAGAAGAAATTATGTCAGATCGATTAGCGGCAGTTAATGCTCCAGTTGTAGAATCTACACCGGTAGCACAGCCAATTGTGCAAGAAACTCAAGTTTCTAAACCAGCTAAAAAAGATATTTCAAATCAAGATCCGGAAGGAAACGAATAATGGCAGTATCAAAAGGTATTGGGCACGAAGGTTACAAACCTAAATTAAAAGGTAAACTTAAACCTATTCGTGATAACGTTCTCGTTACTGACATGAATTTTGACGGAAGAGTTTCAAAAGGCGGCATTGTTATACTAAGTGACGATGGTAAAACAGAAGGCGTTCGTCACCGTTGGGCTCGTGTTTGGGCAATTGGCCCTGAACAAAAAGATGTCAAGGTAGGTGATTGGATACTATTAGAGCACGGTCGTTGGACCCGCGGTATTACTTTAGATGATGATGACGGAAAAGAAATCACTGTTCGTCGAGCAGATATTAAAGCAATCCTAATGGTTTCAGATGAAAAGCCCGGAGAAGAATGGGAAACAATTGGACAACACACAAAGGCACAAGGACAAACATTTACACCTGATATGTTTGCACGTTAACCTTTTGAGCGACAGGACTATTGACTAGTCCTGTTCTCACCTTTATAATAAGCTAAAGGAGAAATCTATGAGTACACATGAAGAAGCAGTACAAGATATTAAAAAGGCAAAGGCACTGTTAGATGCACCATTGCCAGGTGGTAAGTTTTTTACACATACTAGTGTTAGTATGATTAAAAGCGGATTTAGAATTGCCGCAGGTTTGGCACTTGCAGGTGGCGGATGGTTAGAAATGAATCCGTATATTCAAGGCGCAGGACTAGTTCTAGTATTGGCAGAAATTTTAGGCATTGCCGAGGAACTAGTATGAAAGAGCTATGGGTAGAAAAATATCGCCCCAACACTTTAGATGGATATGTGTTTGCTGACGATAGTCAAAAATCACAGATTGAAAGTTGGATTAAAGATGAAAGTATTCCACATTTGTTGTTTAGTGGTAATGCTGGTGTCGGTAAAACTACCCTAGCTAAAATTCTAATTAACAAATTAGGTATACAAGATTCAGACGTACTGTATGCTAACGGTTCGAAAGAAGGACGTAAAATTGAATGGGTTGACAAACTTATTATGTTTTGTTCAACTATGCCATTTAGCGATTTTAAAATTGTATTGATTGACGAAGCAGATTATATGAATTTACATTCAGTACAGCCTGCACTTCGTAACTTAATGGAAGAGTACAGCAGTACAGTTAGGTTTATTTTAACTTGTAACTATCCTAATAAAATTATTCCAGCAATTCATAGTCGTTGCCAACCAATTAGGATTAACAAAACTGACATGGTTGAATATTTCAAACGTGTAGAAAGTATTTTAAAGAAAGAAAATATTGCGTTTGAAGACGAAGTACTATTAAAATATGTTGATGCGGCTTATCCAGATTTGCGAAAATGTATTAATAGCCTACAACAAAACAGTATGGATGGGACACTACATAATCCTGAAACTCTAGAATCAAGTTTAGATTATAGAACTGAAATGGTAGAGTTGTTTAAAGCAGGCAAAATTAGTGAAGCACGTAAATTAGTTTGTAGTCAAGCACTTCCAGAAGAAATGGAAGAAATCTATCGTTGGTTATATGATAACGTAGAAATTTTTGGTGAAGAAGATAAGCAAGAAAAGGCTATCTTGATTATTAAACAAGGCGCAGTTGACCATGCGCTGGTAATTGATCCAGAAATTAACTTAGCCGCTACCTTAATTAGGTTAGGGCATTTGTAAAACAAAAAAGGACTCCGAAGAGTCCTTTTTTTACATCCTATTATTCTCCATAAACCGCTAACACCTCCTTCACGGCATTATGGCGTTCGATGTCCTTGGCGTCAAATTGAATAATGTCAATATGTTCCAAATATTCTTTTGTTTCGAGTAGTTTGCAAAAATCAATCAAACCGTTATCGCTCAATCGGTCTGCTTGTGCTAAGTCGCCTGTCACTACCATCTTAGACCCTTCTCCTAAACGAGTCAGTAGCATTTTCATTTGATTTACTGTAGCATTTTGCATTTCATCTGCAACTATGTATGCGTTTTTAAATGTGCGTCCACGCATATACGCAAGTGGGCTTATTTCAATAGTTCCTTCCTCTAGCATTCCTGCTATCTCTTTCTTTTGATAATACTCTCCTAAAACGTCAAATATAGGACGAGTCCATGGTGCCATCTTTTCATTTAAGTCACCTGGTAAAAATCCTAAATCTTCATCTACGGAAACGGCGGGTCTTGTCACAACGATTTTGTCAACTTTCCCTTCCTGAAACATTTTAATTCCATGTTGTACGGCTAGCATAGTTTTACCCGTGCCAGCAGGACCAATAGCAAGTACTATGCTAGTGTGCTCTGCATACAATTTTTGGAGGTATAGTTTCTGATTAGCATTTCGTGCGGTGATACTCACACGTTGCTTCTTTGCCGGAAGATATGGCTGAAAATCAATTATGTTAACTTCTGACGTAAAACGCTTTTTCACTCGTTGTTTACTCATTAAAGTTGCTCCTACTCTACTGTTAAAGTAGGACTTGTAGTGACCGCCCTGATAACTACAGAGGTCCTACACTATTATTTACTGAATAACCTAAAAAAGTAATCTGATATGTTCTGATTTTGATCCAGCTAAATAAAGTATAAGATTACCTAGGACTAAATCATGCATCATGATATTTTAGATGTTATACGCAATATACAAGAACTTTACGAAAACAACAGTAGTTTAGCCGTGCTAAAAGACTTTGAACGTGTGTTTGAAGAAATGGACATGTATGCGTACGAAAATTGGGAAGATGGCGAACTAGCCTATGGTCCTAAAGTAGACCGCCATTGGATTACTGCTGGTTTTATGTGGCCTCGTGATAAGATGCCGAACCCTACAGCAGGCAAACGATTAACAGAATTAGGCTGTAAAGTAGTGTATCAAGAAAGTCACTTACTAGAGCCACGTAAAATTAAAAGTCCCGACGATTTACGCCCTAATAGCAAAAAAGGTAAACTTGATCGCAAACCTATTTGGATTGTAGAAGTGCAAATGCCAAAGAAAATTGCCTTTGATATCTATAAAGGTTACATGGACAAGATGCGCAATGATGACAAAGAAGCTGTATTAACTGATTCATCACAGCCAGCACAAGCTGGACCAGCACCTGCTCCAGGAGGCGCACCTGCTCCAGCACCTGCTCCAGCACCCGGTGGAGCTCCAGGAGGCGCACCAGCGGCACCAGGTGGAGCACCAGTATGAGCTTAAGAGAAGGTGATTTAAAAAATCTAGTTAAGAAAGTTTTTGAAATTGATAGTTTCAAAAGTAACATCGGTGACGATGAAGACATTTGCGTACTAAGTTTTACTGTGGATCAAGAAGAACCTGCTAAGGATTTAGAACACTTTATCGAAATGGGTTTTAATTTTGTATTAGATGCAGATTGCACTCCGGGCGAACTTGACGATGGAAAATATCGTGTATACGTTGAAATTGAACGCAGTCGAAAAATTGGTGATCAAATATTTGAAATTGTCGAAGGTGTTAAAAAACTAACAGGCTTAGACGAAATGCGTTTTCGTTATTTTAAAAGTTTTAAAAGCCAAGAAGCATCTGTAGAAAATTTAGAAGCTACTGTACCTCAAGATAAAAATGCATATAATATTGCCACAGAAGAAAGTAAGTTAGATAATTTTAGTGAATTTTTTAAACGTAGCTATGCAGATAAAATTACAGTTCTCGATGAAAATATAACATTTCAAAGAACTTTTAGCGGTCCTGTAACATTTGAAATAGTAAATAGTGGAAACAAACAAAATATATATGATACGGTCAAGGGTCCGATCATGCTAGAGAGCAAGGACATGGCAGAGGTTATGTTCTTAACTAAAGTCATTGGCAACTACGGTATAAACAAAGTTGGCAATACTTTCATATTTGAAAACAGCGGATGGGCTGTGGCACTAAAAAGGAAACAATAATGGCAGACGGATTTACATTTGATTTTACACAAGAAAAGTGTACAGCAATTTTACAAAACAACCCATATAGTGAACACTGGTACGAAGCATTGTGCAAGGTACTACCCGATTATGACATTAACACCGTAGAACGTGTTGCTTGCTTTTTAGGGCAGACTATGGTTGAAAGTGGTGGTTACAAACTACTTGTAGAAAATTTAAACTACAAAGCAGAATCACTAATGAAACTATGGCATAGTCATTTTCCAACACCAGAAATTGCCAATCAATATGCACATCATCCAGAACAAATTGCCAACAGAGCATACGCAGGACGTATGGGTAATGGCGATGAAGCCAGTGGCGATGGTTGGAAATACTGCGGACGTGGACTTATTCAGTTAACTGGCAAAGCAAACTACCAAAAATTTGCTGAAAGTATTGATACTCCTGTTGATGAAATTCCTGAATTCTTAGGAACATTTGAAGGTGCTATTCAATCAGCTTGCTGGTTCTGGGAAAGTAATAATCTAAATGCCCTAGCTGATAACGGTGATGTTCTTGGATTAACTAAAAAGATTAATGGCGGTACTATTGGATTAGAAGAGCGTCAACAGCATACAGCTAATGCACATCAAATTTTAACGAGCTAATAATGGAACAGATTCAGTGGATGTTTAGCATTATACCAGATGCAATACTAAACTGGGTATATTGGGCAATCATTGCAGTAGGTATTACTGGAATGCTTGCCGGATGGTTTGGTAAGTTTATTCCTATATATGGAAAATATACAAGTATATTAAAACCAATAGGTATTGCACTACTTGTATTAGGTGTATGGTTACGTGGTGGCTATGATACTGAAATGGCTTGGAGAGCTAAAGTTGCTGAAGCAGAATCTAAAGTAGCTAAAGCAGAAGCCGCTAGTAAAGACGCTAATGCTAAATTACAAGACGAGCGCAATAAAAAAGCTAAAGTTCGTACACAATACATTACTACAGTTAAAGAGCGCATTGTAAAAGATACACAAATTATTGATTCAGAGTGCAAAGTTGCTCCAGAAGCAATTAAAGATCTAAATGATGCCGCAATGAACCCTGTAAAAAAGGAAACTGCAAAATGAACCGACTCTTATTAATAGGTGCGTTACTATTATCTGGGTGTAGCTCAGTTCCAATAACTGTAAAGTTTCCGGATGTTCCGGCAGATATGTTAAATGCTTGCCCTGATTTAAAACTATCACCTGACACTACTAAGTTAAGTGAAGTATTACCAGTTGTAGCAGATAATTATGGGCAGTATTATGCTTGTAAAGACAATAACGACAGCTGGATTGAATGGTATAATACCCAAAAGAAGATTTACAACAGCGTGAAATAAATACTACTATTAAGCCAAAAGGAGCGAACTATGGCAGAAGAGAAAGACGAAGAAAAAGGTGGCGGTGCTGAGTGGATGCAGAAATACTGGCGTCCAGCAATGGGTTGGATGTACATGTTAATATGTCTTGCAGACATGCTAGTATTTCCAATATTGTGGTCTCTATTACAAGCAATGATGCACATGCCCATTACACAATGGAATCCACTAACACTACAAGGTGCAGGGTTATTCCATATTGCAATGGGTGCGGTATTAGGTATTAGTGCGTTTGGTCGTACACAAGAAAAACTAGCAGGTACAGCGGCTAATCCAACAGCAACAAGTCAAACAATGACAAACAATACTAATATGTCAGGTGTTCCAGCAGGAATGTCAGGCGGTATGGGCGGAGGATTTGGCGGTTCATCTGGCGGTTTTGGAGGAGCATCAAGTGGCGGATTCGGTTCATCAACAGGCGGGGCTCCAGCATTTGGCGCTCCTTCAGCAGGAGGCTTCGGTGCTTCCAGCGGTGGTTTTGGTTCAACATCAACACCAGCCGCAAGTGGCTTTGGCGGAGGCGGGTTTGGAAGCACACCTGCAACAACAGCGCCTACAACACCAGCAGTAAACGCAAGTGGAAAGAAAGTTATTCCAACTTTTGATCAACCAGCAATTTAAGGAAAAATAAAATGAAAAAGTTTTTAATCGCATTAAACATTGTAGTTTGGTCATTAGTATGTTTCGAAATGTCTCATGCAGAAACAGCTAAGAAACCAGCACCAGCTAAAAAAGAAGTTAAACATCACAAAAAATTAGACGGTGAAAAAATGGCAGATACTAAGCCAGATACAGTAGCACCAGCTAAAAAGAAAAAATAAACAACTCAAAAACTTGACAAGCTCCAAGTAAGATAGTATAATTACTATTATTATTTGGAGCTTTTTTACGACTATGACTGATTATTACCAAACACTAGGTGTTAACGAAAACGCTACACCTGAAGAAATAAAGAAAGCATATAGAAGCTTGGCTAATAAACATCATCCGGATAAAGGTGGAGACCAAGCTAAATTTAAAGATATTAGTGTTGCTTATGAAAATCTAAGCGACCCACAAAAGAAAGCCGAATACGATCAACAACGTCAATTTGGTGCTGGACCACAGTTCCAGTTTAACACTGGTGGCGGTTTTGATCCGTTTGGTCATATGTTTGGACAAGGGTTTGGCGGTGCAAACCCATTTGGAGATATATTCGGACAAATGCATCGTGCGCAAGGTATGCGCCGTAATCGAGATTTAAATATTCAATGTTCTGTTAGTTTTGTCGATTCATACAAAGGAAAGCAACTAGAAGCAAATTATAGATTACCAAGCGGACGAAATCAAAATGTAGTAATTAATGTGCCGCCCGGTGTAAGTCACGGAGATACTATTCGTTATCCTGGATTAGGTGATGATAGTCTTCCAGGTTCACCACGTGGTAATTTAAATGTTACTATTTTAGTTCAGCCTGATCCTAATTATGAACGCCGAGGAGATGACTTATATCACAATGTAGAAATTAGTCCAATTGAAGCTATGATTGGAACTAGAAAGAAAGTTAAAAACTTAGATGGAGTTCAATTAGATTTAGAAGTCCGCCCGGGTATTGAACATGGTACTGAGTTTGCTAGTAGTGGTACAGGATTTCCAAATGTGAANACTGGATTTAAAGGCAGATTNGTATCAGTAATTAAAATTAAACCAACTACTGTAGTTGANCCTTCAATNATTCAACAACTGAAAGATATTGATGCTAGAATTAGTCAAAGAACCTGATCCAATATTAAAGCAAAAAGCTGAGAATTGGGATTTTGAAAATCANGTNAATGCCGCAGTAATCGAAAGAGAAATGCTTGAGATTATGAAAGCAAATAACGGTATTGGTCTTGCCGCTAATCAAGTTGGATTACTACGCAGAGTATTTGTTATGAAACTCAAAGATGGACGAGAAATGGGTTTCTTCAATCCTACTATTCTTGTAGGTGATAATGCAAACATTGATGCCGACGAGGGGTGTTTAAGTTTTCCAAACTTATGGCTTAAAATTAAACGAAGCGATAAAATTACTGCCATGTATCTTGACAATACTGGCAAACAGTGTATAATAGAACTTGAAGGCATCGACTCTAGATGTTTCCAACATGAATTGGATCATTTAGACGGTATTACATTTACAGAATATGTAAGTGATTTAAAATTAAAAATGGCACGCAAAAAGCAAAGGAAATTAAATGGTTGAACCAAGCGATAATCTACAAGCAGTATTTGAAACAGCAATCGAAACTGCTAAGAAATTACATCACGAATATCTAACAATCGAGCATTTGTTGTTTGCCATGTTGTCAGATGACAACTTTACTAATACATTGCAAGGATTTGGAAGTAATTCAGATGTATTAAAACAAAATCTATCAGACTACTTGAATAATAAATGTGGAGAAATTACTCTACAAGATGTAGTAGTTAAACCTAAAAAGACACAAGCAGTTGAACGTGTACTTAATCGTGCATTTACTCAAGTGTTGTTTAATGGACGTCAAAAGATTGAGCCAACTGATGTATTCCTTGCCATGATGGGAGAAAAGCGTAGTTGGGCTGTATTCTATATTCAACAAGCTAATATTGACAAAGACAAATTTGCCGACTACATTAATAATTCTGTAGAAGAAGGCGAAGAAGAGGAATCACCTGCAGGTAATATGCAAGGTGATCGTGCTTTAAAAGCATTTACTGTAAACTTAAATGACGAAGTTACTAAGAAAAAGATTGACCCGGTTATTGGTCGTGTAGACGAATTAGAAAACATTGCACTAGCAATGGGTCGTCGAAACAAGAACAACGTGATCCTAGTAGGAGATCCTGGTGTAGGCAAGACGGCTATAGCCGAAGGTTTAGCATACAACATAGTACAGGGCGCAGTCCCAGAATTCCTCAAGGATTACAAAGTCTACAGTTTAGACATTTCAGCTATGCTTGCTGGATCTAAATATCGTGGCGACTTTGAAGAACGCTTTAAGATGGTTCTAAAAGGATTGGCTAAGAAAGGTAAGACTGTGCTGTTCATCGATGAGGCACATATGATCTCTGGCGCAGGATCTGCTAGCAACTCTGCTAACGATCTTGCTAACATGATGAAACCGGCTCTAAGCAAAGGCAACATTAAAGTTGTGGCAAGTACTACCTGGGAAGAATATCGTAAACACTTTGAAAAGGATCGTGCCCTAATGCGTCGATTCCAACGCATTACTGTTGATGAGCCTACAATCGAAGTTACACGTCAAATCCTTAAAGGTATCAAGAAATATTACGAATCACATCACAATGTTAAGATCCGTGATGACGCGATTGATGCCGCTATTAAGTTGTCAGTTAAGTATCAAGCTGATAAGAAATTACCAGATAAGGCAATCGATTTAATTGACTTGGCATGTTCACGATTTAATCTTAAACTTGCCGATGAACGTATTGTTGCTGAAAAAGAAATTCAGTTTGAATTAGCCAAAGTAGTTAATATGCCTGAAGAAAAGATTATGGAAACAGAATCTAGCAGTCTTGTTAACCTACAAGAAAATCTTTCACAGCAAGTTTACGGACAAGATTTAGCTCTTACTGAAGTTGTAGATAAGATCTTAGTAGCACAAGCAGGACTTAAATCAGAAAATAAACCTGTTGGGTCATTTGTATTCATGGGTCCAACAGGTACAGGTAAGACTGAAACTGCTAAGGCACTTGCTAAGAACCTAGGAGTTAAGTTGCTACGTTTTGATATGAGTGAATATCAAGAGAAGCACAGCATCAGTAAGCTGATTGGTAGCCCTCCAGGTTATGTTGGCTTTGAAGAAGATGCTGGACAGTTGATTACACAGATTCAAGAAGCACCTAATGCTGTATTGTTGTTAGATGAAGTTGAAAAAGCACATCCAGATGTAATGACTGTGTTATTACAGCTGATGGATAATGGCTTTATTACAGGATCAAATGGTAAGAAAGCAGACTGCCGTAACATTGTTCTTATTCTTACTACTAATGCTGGCGCACAATCAGCAGAAAAAAATGCAATTGGTTTTGGCGCACAAGAGAAAGACTATAGCGATGCCGACTTGAAGAAGTTCTTAACTCCAGAGTTCCGCAATCGTTTAGATAGTGTTGTTACATTTAACAAGTTAGGTAAAGACACTATGGTTAAAATTGTTAACAAGTTTGTTGATGAGCTTAAAGATCAAGTTAAAGACAAGGGCGTTCGTATTAAGATCAACAAAGAAGCTACAGAATGGTTAATTACCAAAGGCTTTGATGCTAAGATGGGTGCTCGTCCATTACAACGTGTCATTGACAAGGAAATTAAACGTGACTTAGCTAAAGCCATGTTGTTTGGTGATTTAAAGAACGGCGGGTGGGTAACTATCACAGTTGTTGATGATAAGATTAGTCTAGTTAGCAAACCTAAAGAGTCTAAATTACCATTGCTAACTGTAGATGCTACACAACCGTTAGTTGAAATTCCTGATGCAGTATAAGACTACAACTAAGCTATTTAGGGGACAGTATCAGCACAAAGTTGTGCTGTCCCTAGTTGGGGCTCAATGGTTTCGTAGTGGGGACTTTAATAGTACAATAGCTCGCCTAACGAGTACACAACACGGCATTAAATCTAAAGACGATATAGATTATGCTATCAAATTAGCAAATACACTTAATACATTAGTAGATATTGAAGTCAGAGTAGAATCACCATGGCTTAGTGTATACTTAAATGACTTAAAGCAAGTAGATAAGATTGTAAAATTAGATAAATTAAAGGTAAAGTACGTATCAAGTCCAAAACCTAATGCTACATTAGAAAAAGATACAGTTATCATGCCTAAGATGAACTTTGACTACAGAATTACCCTGGGTAAAACTACTCACGAGCATTCAGCATTTATCGAATGGGCTGAGGGTAATAAAAATCTTAAACTAACTAAAAGCGCCAAGCGTGAACTATTAAGGAATCGAACCTGGGGTGGGACGCATTTTTACCTTACAGGGGACAAAAATCTGCTGTTAACACGTATGCATTTAGGTGAGGGCATAGCCAAAGTTGAGCGTATAGTTAAAAGCTAAAGCGATAAATACTCTAACCGCAGAGTTTTCTGCTGAATTATTATAACGGGCTTAAAAATGCGCTTAAGAGAACTATTAGAAGGTACTTTCTTCAAAGATTCAGACTTTGTACAACACGAAGAAGATGGACGTCGCAGTATTAACTATGACATTGTTGATGATCTAACACATTTCATGGAGCATGACGATCATTGCTATCGTCGTTACACATATCCAGTACTTGCTAAATTCTTAGAAATCAAAGATAGCAAAAAAGATCCAAAGCCTGGAATATTTAAAACAGCCGTAGAAGACAGTTATAAATCCTATATTAAACAATTTCCTATTCGTGAACTTCCAGACAACTTAGATGAAGACACTCTTAAGCAGGTATGTGAAAAATTATACGATGATCACAGTCAACACCATGCTGAAGGCAAGTACAAGGACTAACCATGCTATTACGAGAGTTGTTTGTACGCAAACCCCACATTATCATTGTTGAAGGCGGTAATGCCGAAGTTGATGATGTTAACGATCCTAATATTAAACATCGTGCCGATCGTATAGACTTAGCTGTACACAATCGTACACAAGTCATTGGAATATTAGATCAAGTCCTGCACGGAATTAATCAAGCATTTGAAGCACAAAATAGTACACCACTATGGAATCCTCAACTATTAAAGAGTAGAGAATTCTTAGGAGGTTCATCACTGCACTTTTTTAATGTACCGCATATATCAGACGAAGAATTTTTAAGAGTAAAACCAGTAGTCGGTGATATAGATACACAATGCGATAGAAATTTAGAACCACAAGTTAAAAACTTTTTAACAACACATCATGGAAGACAAGTAGGTCCTGCAAAGTTACTAGGATTTAGTAACAACGGCGGACAATTTAATGCATTATTTGAAATTACATCAAATCATTTACCTATCAAAGTACAAATAGATTTTGAATTTGGTGAGTATGACCAAAAGACTAATGCACCGACTCCTTGGTATAGATTCAGTCACAACTCAGAGTGGAACGATTTAAGTGCGCAGGAAAAAGGCAAGAAGGATGGCACTGGGGTAGTCAGCGGCATCAAAGGTGTGTTCCACAAATACTTGTATAGATCATTAACTAAAGGATCACCTACAACAAAATATGTTCAGATGAAGACTAAATTAAAAGGTCCAATCACTGACAGTAACATATCATTTGCTGTACATGGAACTACTGGTGGCGGATTGAGTCAAAAGTATCAAGAAACTGGACGCGAGCAGGACGGTATTCCAATTATGATTGAAATACCTACTAAAGATAGACCCTATATACAAGATTTAAATCAACAGTTTGAATTATTCTTTGGTCGTCAACCTAATAAACAGGAAAGCGAAAAACAAAAAAGTTTTGTTGGTACTATTGATTTAATGAATACTTTTAAAACTCCTGAAGAAAATCAAATAACAATGGATGCTTTTATTCAATTGTGTTTTGAAGTAGGTTCACAAATGATAAACAGAGACGATCCAGAAGGCGATCGTGCTGTTAAAATGTCTGCTATTAATTATGCACTAGCACATCTTAATTTAACCGACAAAGCATCTTTAGAAACTAAAGCTAAAACAATGGCGGCTGATTATGAAGAAGAGCATCACGAGGTTGAACAGTATAAAAAAGATTATCCTGAAGAACGTCAACCAAGAGCACAAGTTGCCAAACTACGTGCGGCTCGTAATGCTAGTCGTCCGTTAACTGAAGCTGAAGTTAAAGCACAATTACGTAAAGGTATGCCACACTTGCGTGATTTAAAACCAATGGACTTATTAGATTTACTAGACGAGCTACACGACAATGGTAAGTTTGAATTAAAGAATATTCCACTTAATGTTAAAGTAGACGGCTTTGGTGGACGCTTTGGTAAAAATGCAGAAGGCAAACCTTTTATGGGTACTAGCCGTACTGAGCCACGTTATGAACCTGGATTTGTAAAATACCATCAACAAAAAGGAACAACTGATCCGGACATACTAGGTCGTGCTCAAATGTTTGATGACTTGTTTAACGAAATGATGAAAGCTATAGAATTAGTAGACAGTAAGTTAGGTCCAGAATTTTTAGTAAACAAACAAGTAACATGTGAAGTCTTATTCATTCCATTTGCTACAGAAACACCAGAAGGTAAATTAAAATTTGTCGGTATACACTATGACAAATTGCCTGAAGGTATTGAATTAGCTCTTGTTCCGTTCCATGTTAGTGATGCAACTACAGGTGAGTCAATCCCCGATGGGCATAAAGTAGTTGAACAATTAACAAAACTTGGACAACAAGATAGTGTTATGTTTATTAACAATAGATTAACACAAAACAAAGCCCTAGATGTTACTGCCATTGTTCCCCCAATGGAGAACATTGAACAAATTAAAGCAATGTTAACTAGTGGAAAACTAGCACTAAAACGTGAAGCTAAAGAAATACTACAACCGATAGCACTAGAATTAGAAAAGGCTATTATTAACGATCCTAATATTGTTGGTAAAAATTTACTAGGTGATGAATACGAAGGTATTGTTATTAATAGTAGATTAGGTCCTATTAAGGTTACCAGCCAAGAGCAACGTCAAATTATTGCAAATAAAAATGCTGCCAAGGCTGCCGCAAGAGCTGAACAGACTCGTGAAAACACTAATAAAACTGCTGTAGTTGCTATAGGGTCGTTTGTTGGACACAAAGGACATCAAGAGCTGTGGAATTATACAGTTAACAAGGCTAAAGAATTAGGCGGTGATCCATATTTGTTTATTGGCAATGCAGAAGGCAAGGATGATCCTATTCCTCCTAGCATCAAAGTTCAAACATGGCATAAATTGTATCCGCAATATGCTAGCCATATGAGTACAGTCACACATGAAGGCGGTACACTACTACAAAAGATTAAACACGAATTAATCAATCCGCTACCAGGCAAACCTCCGCGATACGACAATATTGTTATTATGGTGGGTGAGGATCGTGCTAATATGAATATTGCACAAGTTCTAATGAAAGCAGTTAACAAGTTTGCTGGTTACGAACACGTTCGCGCAAGTTTAGATGTTACGCCACGTGGACAAGGTGTAAGTGGCACACAACTACGCAAAATGGCAGCATTGGCGGCACATGGTCATAAAGAACCAGCTATGGAATTTTGGCGAGATGCGTTTAATGGCGGATCATTTGGTGCTAAACCTTTACCAGATTCTTGGATTAAACATCTAATGCAAGTAACACAGCAGGGCATGGGCATGGTTCCCGGAGCTTCTGTAAATGTTGTTGATAAGCGTGATCCTAACCCACAACCTCAAATACCGGCACAAGTTCCAGCACAAGATGAGCCACCTGTTGAACCGCTAAATATAAAAGAAGCCAACAACTGGATTAGAAAAATGCGAGCAAGCGAATTTACAAGAAAACAACTTAACGAAAAAGCTACAATTACAGCGGCTACTAAAGATGCGCCTTATGCTGGACAAGGCGATGTTCAAGAGCTTTCACATAATTCAATCGCAGGGCTTAATAATGCAGTTAGTTATCCAGACATTAGCATGAATAAATCAAACGGTAGTAGTTATCTGCAATATCGTTTTGGACTTGCACTAGCAGGTGCTCACCCTAATGCAGATGAAAATATCGACATGCCCACTGCAAGTTGGTTTGCTGGAGATCCTTTACTAGCACCATATAGTGATGCAGATTTAGAAATCATCAAAGCAGCCGGAAAAACTTTAGGCATCGGTAATCCAACAGTATTATCAGATCGTAGTCGCGAGCCAGACAACATTAATAAGAATAGTCCAGTGGCTAAGCCTAAACGTAACAAGTATGGAATTTAAATGAGAGCTAAAGAATTCATAACTGAACGATCTGGGCAAACGCATCCGGACCACGAAGCAGTCCATCAAGGATACAGCCGTCAGCGTGATCCAGGTGGTTGGTATCCATCATATCACCAATTGCGTACAGGTATGGCACTAGCAATGGCAGACGGTAGTAATGAAAAACTTGATATTGATCACGAAAGCTGGATGGGGACTATGTGGACTTTACACCCATATACTGATAAAGAACATGAAATGATACAGCAAGTTCATAAAGCAATACCTACAGAATACCATCAAGTTCGTCCACGTACTCCAAGCCACGAACCCGATGATGTACACAATGTAAGTCCTGTAGCCGCTAAGAAACGAAACAAATACGGAATTTAAATGAGAGCTAAAGAATTTATTATCGAATCTGCTGATGATAGCATAAGCAACCCTGACAAAGTTGATCGTCAAGGTAAAACTCTTGCGCAAACAAAAAAGGACGGTAAAATAACTCAAGCTACAAAAAAATACAACCCTAAATCATTTACATCAGGTAAGTTAGGGGTTCCAAAAGATGGATCCCCGCATGACACGCATAGTCGTCATCAAGATAATAATGAATACGGTAGTATTCGAGGAGATTTATCCGATGAATCAAAGGCTGCGATGCCCGGAGCATTTAGTGTAGAAGATTTACCAAGCGATTTCTACGGTGTATATAGATTAGGTATGGGACTAGCAGCCGGGGATCGTAATATTGCCACTGCCGACAATATCGGTAAGCATCCATTCTTTATGCCTTTCGCTCCTGAAGAACATGCAAGGTTTGATAAAGAAATTAAACGACAAGGGCATAAGACTAGCTTAAAAACTAGTAAGCCTAGTGTAGAGTTGTCAACTGTAAATCAAACTAGTCCAGTTGCACAAAAACCTCGTAACAAGTACGGTGTATAATGGAAGAATCAAACAAATATCATTTAGCACTCAAGACTGCATTTGCCAGTGAATATGCCTTTGCATTAAAGGCACAAAATTTTCATTGGAACTGTGAAGGGCCAATATTTTATCAACTGCATTTATTGTTTGAAAGAATTTATGACGAAGTATACGGTAGCATTGATACATTTGCTGAACAAATTCGTGCGTTAGAAGTATATACACCTGCTAGCCTACAAAAATTTAGTTTGTTATCAGCAGTTGAAGATGAAAATGCTGTTCCCGATACACATGGAATGTTAAGTGAATTGTTAGCAGATAGCGAAAAGATGTCAGAAATATTTCGTATTACTTTTGATATGGCAGAAGGACATGGTGATCATGGACTAAGCAATTTCTTGGCTGATCGTCAAGATGCACATAAAAAACACAGCTGGATGTTGAGAGCGAGTCTTAAGTAATGGATGAACTAGCACGTCTTAAGAAGTTGGCAGGCATTACAGAGTTTAAAGGACTTCAACCTTATGGCGGAAGTAATATTAGTATAACTGGTACAGAGAAACGAATTATAGAGCGTGAGCAAAATATACAACCCGGAACTGAAGAATGGTTTAAGTTGTGGTTTAGTTTACCTAAATTTATGGGCGGTGAACGTGCAGTAGGTACAGGCTTTAGAGGAAGAACAAAATGAAAATGCACAATTTAATTGAAGCAGGTTTCCGTGACGTAACAGGCTGGAGTAAACGTGATATCCAGCGTATGGGCCACGAAGACGATGCCGCTGAACCACCATCAAGATGGTACAAAGTTGTTGACGGTCGCATGAAAGAAAAATGGGTTTATCCTGATGACAAGGGAGAAGCAGAATACAACGGCTGGAGACCTGATCAAACACGAGCACTTAAACATGCCCATATTGTACGCAGTAAGTTTCATCAAGGTAAATTTGTTAAAAACGAAGGCGGCAAATGGATCGAAGTATTCCCATTTGGTAAACCAGAGGGCGTAGCAGAAGAGTTTAAAGGCAACGTTAGAGATACAGAAATAAAAAATGTAGATCCTAAGAATCATACCCAAGGCGAAGGCAATTTTGTTAAAAATCAACTTCATACTATGAACCGAGTAATAACACACTTGATTAATGCAATAGGTGATGACGAAGATTTACCGGACTGGGTTCAAAGTGAAATTGCGCAAGCCTCAGATAAAATTGTAACTGTTATGGACTACTCTATTAGTAGTAAAGAACAAGACATTGAAAACAGCACAGGTAATTCTGCGCTAATGAAAGAGCAGAACGTTAAAGAATCAGCTACAGTAGGTGCTACAAGTTCCGCTAATGTAGCCACAGTAATAAACCCAGATTATGCTAATAACGCTAATAATAAGCCCGTAAAAAGCGTTAATGCACTGGATCAAAATAAAGTAAGTTTGTTTGGAGCTCCGATGGAAGACTACAAACCAAAGGCTCGTAAAAAAGCCGCAATCATCAAAAGACGATAAATATAATATCGATAAACACGGAGTTTAACATGGCAGATTTAGATAACAATATGGATGGAAATATGGCTAAAGCCGACTTATACAAACTAGCAAGCTACGCTAAGAAGTTGTTTGAACAACTAGAAGGTAGTGAAAATTTAGAGCCTTGGGTAGAATCAAAGGTATCTAAGGCAGCTGATAGCATTGCATCAGTATATCACTATTTAGAATATGAAACAAAGTTCAATAATTACAGCAAATATTTGAACGAAAGTTCTATGGACGCAGAGAAAAAAGCTCATGCATTATCCGTGTTATCAGAAGCTAAAGCTAAAATGAAAGAGCTTAAAAAATCTCAAGCTGCCAAAATTGCTCAAGAAAGTAAAGAACATTCAAACAAAGATTCGTTTGATGCTAGTGACGAAGAAGGCGATACATATAAGACTAAAACTGGTCATAAAGCAACTAAGACTAAAACTGGTGCTCGTTACGAAAAACAATTCCCAGATAGCTATAAAGGTCATGGCAATTCCCCAGATAAAGATTTAGATGAGGAAATGACAGAACCATGTTCAGCATGTGGCGGTAGTGGACATGTTGCTAAAGCACACGTAAGAGATCGTGCTCATCCAAACGTTGTTGCTAAAGCAGAAGCATATCATACTAAGATGAAAGCTACTCATGCCGCTATTAAGCGTATGAATCAAAGCAATGATGACGAACTACTTCCAGAAGGATCTATGAAGGGTGCGCATCCAGATAAAAAAGCTCACCACGATAAATTAGAAAAAATTGATAGTAAAAAACTAGGTAAAAAAAATCTTAAAGAAAATATGAGCCCAGCTGAATTAGCACATCATCACGCAACTGAATATGCTAAACATCACAAAGCAGGTAATTTAGATCTATGCCAACACCACAAAGCCGAGTGCATGAAGCACGGTGGTAAGATTCAACACGGTGCTATGGGCGAGTGCTATCACAGCCATCCATCAATTAAAGGTGGACAAATGTACGAATGTGATACAACTACTCCTCCACCAGCAACTGTATCAGCCGCACCTGCACCAATGGCACCTGCACCAATGCAAGAAGGTAAGCCGAGCGCAGGACTAAGCAAAGAGAAAAAATCTGCTACAGTTAAGAAAGCTAAAGCAGGTGGAGACATTGGCAAGCCAGGTAAAAACTTTGACAAACTAGCTAAGAAAGCTGGTGGTGGTGAGAAAGGTGAGAAGATTGCCGCTGCCGCTATGTGGAAGAATATCAAAGAAACTACTGCTTACATCGAAGAGAAAAAAGCTGTTGCTAAAAAAGCTGACAAAGACTACGACGGCGACGGTAAAGTAGAAAGCAACAAAGACGAAGTATGGGGTTCACGTGCTAAGGCCGCCGCCAAAGCAGGTAAGCCATTCAAAGAAGCAGTTAACGAATCAACAGATTTTACACGTATGAAAGAGCAAATGGCTCGTTTAAATCGTGCCGAAACTCCAGCGTTAGTTGAAAATCGTGAAGTTGATCAAATCCGTGCATTGACACAAAAACTATTGGGATAATACTCAATGGACATGAAGCGCATACTACAGGCGATGGATGGTGTTGCTACTAAACCTGTAGTAGGCGCTAATGACATGGCTAAATTTTTATCTATTGTAGATAAAAATGCTAGCATTCAACTATTGCAAGAAGGTTCAAATCCTCATAAAGTATCATTACCGGTACAAATGGCAATGCAACACTATCAAAAAGCAGAAGAACCTGTACTACAACAAAATGTAGAACGAACAGGTATTCGCAAATTCTTTACTCAAGTAGAAGAAGAAGTTGCCGAAGAACGTACATCAAAACAACAATTATTAAGACAGTACAGTCAGCAAATTGCTGAACGTGTCTTAATGAAAGAAAGTTATGATACTTCTGATTTAACAAGATCTAAAGTAATGTCTACAGGGCCGGGCCCACAAGACAATGTAGTAGATACAGATGGTCGTGCAAGTTTAGGACTAGGTGAAGAACAGCAAAAAGAAGATGCAAGTTCAACTATGCATCCAACACGCCGTTATCGTATGATGCGCCGTATCAGCAAGCGTACTGGTATCGATTTAAATCATTTAGAACTTGCAAGTGATGAAGAGTTGCATGATTTGTACAGAGAGCACGGATTATCAGAGATGGCTGTTAATTTTAATAAAGACAGCCCATTAGATAGCGAAATTCATAGCCATAACGGTGTTAATCCAGCTAGCATTAGATCACGTATGTTACGTGCAGGCAGACAATTAGTTGATTTAGCAGAAATGGCAAAGAGCGATGATCCACGTGTATGGCAACATCTTGCTAACTTATTCCCAGAATTAGAAATGAACGTTGAACAAGTTCGTCACGGCATAGAACAATTAGCTGAAATTAAACGTATGGGCGGGCGCAGAAGCGCAAACATACCTACTGGACTTAGTGAAGACGGAATGGCAAAGCCTGCAAAGCCAATGGCGCCTGCAAAGCCACATAAAGTAAAAACAATTAAAGCAAAGAAAAAAACTAGTCCTTGTCGAGACGGACAAGTTCAGACTGGAGTACAAACTAAAAACGGTAAAATTGTGCCTAAATGCTCAGTTAGATAACAGGAAAGTAAAATGAACATTAAAGACCTTATTCAAAGAATAGATATTTTAGAAAACTATAAATTAGATGAAACTGCAATGGCAGACATCCAAAAGGCCATTGCAGGTACTGAGCAAGATGATGCAAAACGTTTTCAAATTCTAGGACAACTAGCAACACAATATCAAGTTCCAGGACTATATGATCCAGTATCAGGTGCATTTGTTAATAACCAAGGTCAAAAACAATGGGGAACAGCTAGTAAAGATGTTGACTACCAACTTGCTGATAAAGGTCTATTACCACAAAAAGCAAAAACATCATCGTTCTTTGGTCGTCTAACAGGTTACAGTGGTGACGAATACGACAAAGGCTTACAAGGTATGAGCCAAACAGCTAATACTAGAGCTGAAAAAGAAGAATTTAAACAAGAGCATTTGCAAAAATTATATGCGGCTATTGATCAATTGCAAAAAGCACAGCCTGCTCCAGCACCTGCTCCAGCACCTGCTCCAGCACCTGCTCCAGCACCTGCTCCAGCACCTAATACAAAACAAGATACGGATCCTAAAAAAATCGACCCTAAAACAGGCAAACCTTTTAATTGGCCCGAGCTTGGAATCGCGGCGGCTGGTGGTGCAGGTGCCGGTGGATTAACTGCTGGGATTCCAGGAGCTATAGGCGGAGCTTTAGGTGCGGCCGGTGTTGATGCATACAAGCAATTAAACAAAGAAAGTCTTGCAAGAGAATTAACTGAAAGTTTTGGATATTTGTTTGAAGATGAAGAACAAGTAGCAGAATATAGTTTAAATCAATTTGGACAAGATGTTGGTGATACAGCTCGCGGGGCTGAACAAGGTCTTACATTTGGATTTGGCAATAATATTAACGCAGGTGTTAAGAGCTTGTGGAATGGTACAAAGTATAAAGACGAATTAAGTAAAGAATATGATGCAGATGCCGCGGCACAAGCACGTAGTCCTAATTTATATAAAGGTGGAGAAATTGCAGGCATGGTTGCTCCGTTCTTAGTTCCAGGCGTTGGTGCTGCCGGTGCGGCAGTTCGCGGTGCTGGAAAATTAGGAGCAAAAGAATTAGCGGCATTAGCCGCTCAAAAGGCCGCAACTACTGGGGCAAAAGTTGTAGCCAATCCAGGTGCTGCCGCTAAAGGTGCCGCTAAGTTTGTTGGGAAACAAGGTGCCGCTGTTGGTGGATTTATGGCTGCCGATGCGGCTAGAGCGGCATCTGACCAAGCAGTATTAGCTGCCGGTGGTGATCAGAAACTAGCGGCTTTGCAATCAACTATCGGTGTTAAACCTGATGGTAAGTTTGGTCCAGAAACACAAAAAGCATTACAAGCATGGCAACAAAAGAATAGTTTACCTGCTACAGGTAAGCCAGATGCAACTACTTATTCAACTGCCGGCATTTCGGAAAGTGCTCCGTTGACTCTTGCAGAAAGTATTGCAAGTCTACGCAATCGTTTAAATGATATTGAAAATTCAAAAGATGTTTGGGTATACTTAGACGAAAACAATGTACTATACAGTGAAGATGGATGGGAAATTGCCAACGCAGAAGAATACCTAAGTGAAAATTTCTTGTTTGAAAAATCAGGTGCTGGATTAGCGGCTGACGAAGTAGGCGGAAACTTCTTTAGTAGATTTAGAAATCAAATTGGCGGTGGTCTAAAAACAGGTTGGAATAAACTAACCGGAATGTTCGGCGGTGGTGCGGCAAAAGCCGCTGATAAAACAGTTGCTGGCGGAGAAAAATCAGCTGTAAATGCCGCTGACAAGGCTGCTAATCCAAATGTAACAGTTCATAAAGCAGATCCAAAAAATCCAAACACTATAAAGAACAATCAAGCAAGTGCTAACCAGAACATGGGAACACACACGCCTGCTAGCCAAACTGTTAATGATTTAACAGCCGCACAAAATACAATGATTAAGGCAAGCAAAGAAGAACTTGCCGCCGCAGAAACTAAAGCTATGTCTAGTACTGCGTTAACTGATATAGAAAAACAAGAAATTAAATCAGGAGGCATTGCTAACTGGATTAAAGCTAATCCTAAAAAAGCCATTGCACTTGGTTTAATTACTGCTGGAGCAGTTGGTGCCGGATTATATGCCGCAAGCGATGCTGGTGGTGCAGGTGGCGGTGGTGGTGGTGCAGGTGGCGGTGGCGGTGTACAAAATGCCGATCCAAGTAAACAAGATGCAAATAAACAAGATGCAAATGCTAAAGTAGTATGTAGCGCAGAACAAATGCAATTGATTCAAACTATCAAAGGCGAAATGCAACAACTACAACAAGCTGATCAAAATGATGTTGCTGTTAAACAAGGTTTAGCTCACGGTCAAGCGGCTATTGATTCCGTTAAATGTGAACCTCCACAGTCTGGACAAAATGCAGATCCAAAAGGATTAACTGTACCAATGGTACCAGCTGGTACTACTATTGGCGGAAATGGTGTTAACACTCCAACTGCACCAGTAAGTACAACTCAAACAGTTACAAATAACGGACAAGTACAAAAAGAATCAGTAGACGCAGAACTAGCTCGTTGGTTGCAAATAGCTCGACGTTAATTAAAAATGGCAGATTTATTTCTGCCATTTCCACCTCTAAAATTTGACACTTAAACATAAATTATTATATAATAGGCTATAAAGGAGACTTACATGTCAGGAAGAAATTACGGCGCAGAAGAAAAGGCAAAACTAGAACGACTAATTAATGAAGGTTCTACAGTACTACGTGAAGTTGAAGACTTAACAGAAGGTTTAAAAGAAACTGTTAAGGCAGTTGCAGAAGAACTTCAAATCAAACCATCAGTTATTAATAAAGCTATTAAGATTGCACACAAAGGCGATTGGGCGGCACATAACGAAGATTGGGCTGAGATTGAAGCAATTTTAGATATTACTAAAAAAATCTAAATAAGTATATAACGAAAGGTTCGCGAGCCATAAGTCGCAGAAAGGTATTTGCAAGCCCTAAATTGCATGGAGAAGAAAATTTATGTCTTACGTTGACGCATGGTTTGACCGTGACAACGATATCATCAAGATCGTTGAACGCAACCAAAAAGGCGAAAGGGAATTTAGAGATATTCCTGTACGCCACACATTTTATGTAAAAGACCCGAGAGGGAAACATCAATCAATTTATGGAGATCCTGTACAAAGGATTGTCTGTAAAAACACAAAAGAACTTCGTAAAGAACAAGCTATCAACAGTGGCAAGACAATGTACGAAGCAGACATTAATCCTATCTTTGTAACACTAAGTGAAAACTATCTTAATCAAGATGCTCCTAAGTTAAATGTAGCATTTTTCGATATTGAGGTAGACTTCGATCCAGAGCGTGGCTATGCTAGTCCAGACGATGCATTTATGCCAATTACTGCGATTGCTGTCTACCTACAATGGTTACAAACAATGGTATGCCTAGCTATTCCTCCTAAGGGCCTTGGTATGGAAGATGCTAAGGAAATGGTTAAAGAATTTCCTAACACTTATTTGTTTGATAATGAAGCAGACTTATTAGACATGTTCTTAGATCTAATTAAAGATGCAGATATTGTAAGTGGTTGGAACTCAGAAGGCTTTGATATTCCCTATACTACTAACCGTGTTATTAAAACATTAGGCAAAGAAGACACTAGACGTTTTTGTTTGTTTGATCAGTTACCTAAGCGCCGTGAATATGAAAAATATGGTCGTAATGCTGTTACATATGACTACATTGGTCGTGTACATTTAGACTATTTAGAGTTGTATCGCAAATATACATATGAAGAACGACATAGTTATCGACTAGATGCTATTGCAGAATATGAATTAGGTGAACGTAAAACACAATACGAAGGTACATTGGATCAGTTATACAACAATGACTTTAAAACATTTGTTGAATACAACATCAATGACTGTATGCTACTTGAAAAACTAGATAGAAAACTAAAGTTTATCGATTTAGCAAATACACTAGCACATGAAAATACTGTATTGCTACAAACTACAATGGGTGCTGTAGCCGTTACTGAACAAGCTATTATTAATGAAGCACATCGCAGAGGATTCGTTGTTCCTAATCGTATTAAAATGAGTGATCGTGAAGATACTGCGGCGGCAGGTGCGTATGTTGCATATCCTAAAGAAGGATTACAAGATTGGGTTGGATCTTTAGATATTAACTCACTGTATCCTAGTGCAATTAGAGCACTTAATATGGGTCCAGAAACTATTATTGGACAGTTACGTCCAACTAAGACTGATGAGTATATTGAAAACTTAATGGCGAAAGGAAAGTCGTTTGCCGCGGCGTGGGAAGGTATGTTTGGTACTATTGAATATACTGCTGTAATGAATCAAGAAATTGGTACAGACATTACCATTGACTGGGAAAATGGAGATACTGATGTACTTAGTGCCGCAGAAGTCTACAGACTTATATTTGAAAGCAATCAACCTTGGATGATGAGTGCCAATGGTACTATCTTTACGCACGAAACAGAAGGTATTATTCCTGGATTACTCAAACGTTGGTATGCCGAACGTAAAGAAATGCAGGCTAAACTAAAGGATGCCATTAAGGCGGGGAATAAAGTTGAAGAAGAATATTGGGACAAAAGACAGTTGGTTAAGAAAATTAACCTCAATAGTTTGTATGGTGCTATTCTTAATAGCGGTTGTAGGTTCTTTGATAAGCGTATTGGGCAGTCCACTACTCTTACTGGACGCCAGATCGCTAAACATATGGCTAGTAAAGTAAATGAAATCATAACTGGCGATTATAATCACATAGGAAAGGCAGTAATATATGGTGACACTGATAGTTGTTATTTTAGTGCTTATAGCACTCTACAGAAGGACATTGAAAAAGGTACCATCCCCTGGACAAAAGAAACAGTAATACAACTGTATGACACAATTGGAGATGAAGTTAACACTACATTTCCACAGTTCATGCTAGATGCATTTCATGTACCTAAGTCGCGTGGAGAAGTTATTAAAGCTGGACGTGAAATTGTTGGCTCTAAGAGTTTGTTTATTACTAAGAAACGTTATGCAGTTCTTTACTATGATAAAGAAGGTAAACGTACAGACGTAGAAGGCAAGCCTGGTAAGATTAAAGCTATGGGCTTGGACCTAAAGCGTAGTGATACTCCTGAATTTATTCAAAATTTCTTAAGCGATGTTCTTGAAATGGTGCTAATGGGTAAACCTGAACAAGAAGTTCTAGATCACATTAGTGAATTCCGTATCAAGTTTAAAGCTCGTCCGGGTTGGGAAAAAGGTTCGCCTAAACGTGCTAACAAGATTACTGAATATCAAGGTAAAGAAGCCAAAGCAGGTAAAGCAAATATGCCTGGCCATGTTCGTGCAAGTATTAATTGGAATACCCTCAAGCGTATGTACAATGACAAATACTCTATGAGTATTACAGACGGCGCCAAAGTTATTGTATGTAAACTCAAACCTAATCCGCTAGGCTTTACTAGTGTTGCATATCCAGTTGATGAACTACGTTTACCACAATGGTTTAAGGATCTTCCTTTTGATCATGCAGAAATGGAGCAGACTATTATCGATAACAAATTAGATAACTTAATCGGTGTTCTAAAATGGGACGTTGCTAGTACTGAAGAGAAAAATACATTTAATAGCCTATTCGAGTTTTAATATGAAAATTATAATTGCAGGTTACGGATTTGTTGGCAAGGCTGTTGCCAGTGCCATTGATCAAACAAACACAGTATATATTGTTGATCCAAAAATAAGTGAACAAACAGTAAAAGATTATCCAGATGCCGATGGAGTTATTATCTGTGTCGGTACTCCTATGACGTCGATAGGTGATTGCGATGTAAGTCAAATATATCAAGTAATGGATACAGTTCCTGAAACAATGCCTGTATTAATTAAATGTACAGTACGTCCAGATTACCTAAATAGACTACTAGTAAATTATCCCAAACATAGTATTGCCTATAGCCCAGAGTTCTTACGTGCTGTAAGTGCTAACGAAGACTTTGCTAATCAGGAATACATGATTTTAGGTGGTGATAATCCTGGAAATATTTGGAGAGAATTATTCATTGTTTCTCTCAAAAACCTAAATAAGATTGAACATTGCACACTGACAGAAGCGGCTATGGTAAAATATGCCACTAATTGTTTCCTAAGTGTCAAAGTAGCGTTCTTTAATCAGTTATATGACATGTGTCAAGCTAATGGCGCTGATTATAATAAGGTTATCGAATTACTCAAATTGGACGAGCGTATTGGCACAAGCCATATGCAAGTTCCAGGTCCCGACGGAAGCCGTGGTTTTGGTGGTGCTTGTTTCCCCAAAGACACTAATGCCTTTGTACATTATGCTGATAGTTTGCAAATATCGCATACTTTAGTAGAATCGGCAATAAAATATAACAAACGAGTTAGAAAAACATTGACATAGTCAC